CGAATGTCTTTTTCTTCCCTTGTAGCCCTTTGAGCCAGTCTTTTGGCCTTGCGGATGTTGCGTTTGGCTTCTCTAAGCTCTGCATTGTCATCAGGATGGTCTGCATCCTCTGCATCAACGTCACCACCCTTTGATTTTTGATTAGAAGACTGGTTATCTTGGTCTGAATCGTCGTCATTGATCATGTTGTCAGGCAAATCTACGACTGCGGAGCCGTCTTTACCCTCTTCAATGTTCAATTCCAACTGTTCTTTGGTATCTGTACTCATTTTTTTGTCCCCTTAAACATAAGCTTTGAAAGACAGTGGATCGTCAGTGATCTTTGCAATCACTTCGTGGTCATTTATCGTCATGAACAGCACTGGATCTTCTTTGGAGTCTGCATTGGGATCGCTACGCTCCCAACGATCTCCACCCCAGCGTGGTACGCGCACGAAATCACCTACTTGTGCCCAAGTTCCCTCTGGCCAAGACTCCATGGTGTCGCGGTTTTTGTATGCCAAAGGCCCAAGTGCCACGACCTTACCGATCATGTTGTTCCACTTTTCGTTTTCTTTGGTTTCATCGACGATGATGATCATTCCAGCCTTCTTTTTGATGCGACGTAACTGAACAATTACGCGCCCTCCAAGAGGTGTCTGACCAGCATTTACTTTGGGGAATGCCCACTCCAACTCTTGAGGATCAGACACTTGCGCGCTTCCCTCGATCGTTGGGATCTTTTCTTTCTCACTCATACTAACTCCTAAAATGCACCATAATTTCAGATGCGTCATTTATGCGTTTTTCAACGCGGCCTCGTCCTTTAGGGGGACTTATTCTTGATTTCTGTCTTCGTCTAACATTCGGTTAATGGAGTCAAGGACAAATTGCAGTCCCTGATGCTCACCAACCATTCGTTGATACGCTTCCCACGTAATTGCATTGCCCACAGCGAGAGATGAGGCAATCTCTCCTTGGCGTAGCTTCACTACGTGGATAACGGGGTCAATCATTTCTTTTTAGCTTGCGACAAACCACTCTTAGGCTTAGCTTGTGTATTGCCTTTGGGTTGCATGTTTTGCCCATCGAGCTTTTCGCCCATAGCTATGCGTTTGTGTTGTGGAACTAATATTGTTCTTTGCTCGTATTCAGACATTGCCATTTGGGGCTCCTTGAGGTTGTGACGTTTCCGTCGGTTGTTGCATAGCCGCTTGTTGCATGGCTGTTTCCTGCTCCAGTGCGTGCTTCTGCATTTCGTTAGCTTGCTCTGTGCCATGCATCTGCAAGGCGTTTTGCTCGGCTGTATTTTGTTGTATCACTTGACCAGTGATCTTAGCGTTTTCAATCGCAATTTTGGCGGCGATCTCCTTGTCGTGCTCAGCAGACTGTGCAGATATTTTCAGTTGTGCTTCTTGGGCACGCTGTTGATCTGCCTGTGTCTTGCGTTGCGTTTCTGCCATGCTGGTGTCTTTGACCACTTGTGCATCTGGTGGCAGGTTCTGTTTGGCAGACTGTTGACGCTGTTGTGCTTGCTGGATCAACTGTTGGAAGGCGGGTATGAACTGCTGGAACACTTCCTTGACGTCCAATGTGATATGGGCGCCAACCGTTGTATACAACTGGTCAATCATTGCCGTCATCTTTGGATCGTCGTAGTTGTCAATAGGCTTGCCCTTGTTGGCTTGAGCCACATAGCCATTGGAGCGGTTCAGGTACCACAGAGTCATGTGTTGCTTCAAATGCTCAATCAAGTGGTTTAGATACTGTGGATCCGCAAATGGTGATTGTCCCAAGAATGGGTTAAGTCCAAATTGCAAGTGATCCTGTATGTGAGCGATGTGATCCTGTTGCATGTACGCATAGGCTGGCTGGCCAATCAGCATAGCCGCGTTCTCATCAGCAGAGGTACGCTGTTCAGGCGCAGGCACGTCCTTCATCAGTTCATTGATGTTTGGCACCTTCATCTGCTTCAGTGAGCGCGCCAATACGTTGTTCATGTTAAATTGGTCAGGATGTTTCTCAGCCAAGGCTATAACAGCCTGCATCTGAGCCATACGCTGAGTCTCAGAGAAGATGTGTGGGTCAGAAACTGGCACCACGTCTGTGTTCTTTGCAAAGTCTTCGCGGTTGATATCCAAATCAACTACAACTTCAGACTTGCGCATCTCGTCAAAATGCCATCGGTTCAACCGACACAAGATTTTTAGCACGCGCCCTTGGCTTTCATGCAATCTGGCATGAATAGCACTGAATACCGCGGCACCTTGCTCAATCAGAGCCTGTGTGGTGCCTACAGGGGCGTTAGCATTGACGTCAGCGATCTTTTCTTCACTGGTGGTCACTACCCCCTTTGCCGCGTTGTCAAGCCAGCCTAGAAGCTGGAATAGAACTGCGCTAGGTGGGTTGAATGGCATAGGCATAGCGATCTGGCGGATGTCGGTCACACCCGGCGCGCCCTCTATCTCCACAATCTGCGTTACATCTATCGATTGACTCTGCCCCGACATCTTTGCTCCCTTGAGCTTGAGCATCGTCGCGGCGTTGTTAATGTGAGCACTATCCAAAAGGGCACGTAAAGAACCAGTAAGAGCGGCAGACAAGCCACCGATAAGATGAGGTAATCCAATCGCATATGCACCCCTCCAAGGAATGAACTTGAACTCTACGATCCAATCTAACTTGGTCATCGTCTCGTCTGTCTCTTCCCAGTTTCTGTACAGGCCAATAACTTCGTTATCTAGCTCATCAATCATCATGATGTAAGGAGCCATCTCACCTTTGCTGTACTTGTCTTCGTCTAACTCTAAGAAGGTGTAGACGTGGTAAACCTTGCGCAAGCCGTCTTCGTTGTCTTCCCACTTCTTGCCTTCGATCTTGTCGTTGGCCTTCTGTGGTCTTGTAAGCTCAGGCGACATGGTGGCTTTGACCATATCGATGTCACGATACATGCCACTAGCTACACGTCTGTTGAATTCCCAGTGCGTAATTTCATGCACTTCCGCCGCACGTTCTGCGGTGTAAAAGTTACTGGCCGCGAAGGGCAGGATCACACGATCGATAGGCAAGAACTCCACACAGGGACGCTTCTTCTGCTCATCAAACCATAACTTAAAGTATTGGGAGCCACCTAGTGGTAGCTGTGTGAGCAACTGTTCTTGCTCATCTCTAAACTCTTCTATCTGCTCGGTAATCTGCCAGTTCAAGTAGTCGCGCTTACGCTCAGCACGCTCGGACTTGATCTCATCCATCTTGCCTAAGATTTTGGTTCTGACGGGGCCATCTGGGGGGAACATTTCTTTGATAGCACGCGCCGCGAAGTCCACACATCCTTCAGCCATAGAAGGGTGTACCACTTTGCTAGCGCCCATGAAGGTGGCACCGCCGGGCGCGTCATTCCCCATACCAGTGCGCCGAATACCCTCTTCATACTGCTTGTCTCTTTGCTCACGCGCATCTTTGTCCTTCTTCAGCAAATCAACGTACCGACTAGCCAATGTCATCAGCTTAAAGTCGTCGTAGTCCTCAGACATGTTGGCGTAGAAGTCTGGATTGATTTCTGGGCCATCCTCTTCCATAGTAACGATGGCGCTACCGTCAGGCTGTTCTTCCGTCTCAATCTCAGGAAGATCTACCTTGGCACTGCCGTCTTCGTTCTCTGTGATCTGTGGGTCTAATTCATCCATCATTTAGCCTTTTTCATAGTCAGTTCAAGTCGCATGGTGTCTAACTTCTTGTTAATTGAAACTGGCTTTTTGTGTTTGGAATGATACGTCATTTGATTTGTTTTTTGTTCTTCTTGCTCACCATCACGCATAGCTAAGTGACGTTGTGCTTGTCCATTAAGTTCTGGGAACGCATGGAAGTTGTCTTTTTCAAGCTCAGGGTGACGTCCACCAATTGATCCGCCATGAGCTTTGCGAACAATCTTGATAGGTTGGGGCGCTACATACTCTTTGTTTGCGCTCTTGACTTGATCTTCTGGACGATCAATTACATATTCACCATTGTTTTTATGTGCGTGCTCAACATCTTTTTCATTTACATGGTGGGTAAATGATGTTTGGTGACCAACATTGCTTGTAGATTCAGTAGGTGTGGTCATCAAAATGTGACCAGCAACCTTACCGTTTTTAGTTTTAAAACGATTTTTTGGTAAAAAATCTTCGTCTTTGAACCGTGAGTCCGTTGGAATCATGTGTGGCGTGCCATCATCATTGTGGCCAACTTGAACCAAACGTGGGTGCAAGATGTGCTGGCGCTGATAGTCATAGCGCATACCTTCAAGAGTACGGTGACCGTAGTGCGACTTGTCTTCGGTAGTAGGCTTGCCGTTGCCACCAAAGTGCCCCTCTGGGCCTTCTGCCTTCTCTTCTTCAGTCAATTCATGATCAGCACGGCCAATAGACCAATACTTAGCGTGCGTAATAGCTTTCTCCATGCTCTTAGACATAGGTGAGCCACGCTTGACGTCAGTAACCATGTATGAGCCCTTTGGCGGCGTTTTATTGCCTTGCTCATTGACAAAGTCTCCTTTGTTGTCAGCCGCCATGATGGTGTTACGCACCCTAGCTTTGTCGCGTCCAATGTTTTCAGCGATCGATTGACCCTTCTTGGTCTTTGGTCCCACGTTAGAGTGTGTAATGTAGTAACCGTTCTCAGGGTCATGCAACTCATTGGTCTTGCCATAAGAGTTAGCAATGATTGCTGGCTTGCCTTTAGCCTTACGTTGTTGGTTCAAGTGACGGATAGCATGGCGTGATGACACGTCAGTCTCGTCCACTACGTTAGGTCGGAACAGCAATACCTTGTTCTTTTTGTCTGCTGTCTCAGCCGCGGCACGTAATGATCCTGTGTGAGCCAACATCCAATCATTTGTCATGGCTGGGTCGTGCTTAGCCTGTTCATGGCTGGAACGACGTACTGCCGCCGCGGAGTACTGGGACTCTGCATTAGGTGCAAAGCAGGTGCCTTTGCTGGTATCGACAACACCGTTTGCATCGGTACCACCACCACAGCCAGTGGTTTGACTTGGGCACGTATTTACCACATGCCTCTTCACATTATCTCCATGTCCAGACGTGTATAGCGAATGCCCAGCCACGCCCTTAGACGCAAATCCTACATACGCGCGCCCTTGTGGATCTCTTTCATGGTTTACCGTATCTAGCTTCTCGCTCTTGTCTAGCGTATTAGCTTTTTCACCAATGTGTTTTGCTTGGCGCAGGCGATTCAGTGCCGCCTCTTCCGCGGCTGTCTGCTCTTCTATTGGCAGGCTGAAGTGATTAGCCAACGTAGTCTTGTGTGTCTTGGCAATCTGCCCAAGATTTAATGGCTCACGGTTTTCTGAGCCATACACCTTAGCTCTGGCTTTGTTGATCTCGTTCATGCCAATTGAGTTTGAGCTTTTCTCTAGCAAGTGGCGTGGGACAACAATACCCTTTACACCACCAGAGCCTTCAGCATCAATCTTGATACGTTTAGGCGCATCACTCTTTGCGGCTAGCTCTTGCTTCATGCTATCAACGTCGCCACCCTTAGCTAACTGCTGAATGTTGTCTATGTTGAATGTGCTTTCGCCATCGTCCTGATGCCAGCTTGGCTGTGCTTCTGGCATGTTGTCGCTACCACCCATCTTGTAGGTCATGGGGATAGATCCACCATCAGCCATCTTAGGTGGACTCATAGCGTTCAATGCTTGGCCTTGTGGCGTCATCTGCAAGATGTTGCTAGGAGGCTGTTGTGCAGGGCTAGAAGCGCCAGCACTAAGCGGGGAGGGCATACCACCAGCTTGTGGTGGTTGGCCTTGTGGCGCTCCTTGTGGAGGCTGGATCAAGCTTGCAGGCATCAACTGGTTGCCCTGTTGTCCTTGGCTCATATCGATGCCACCGATAGGCAAAGGCTGATTACCCATGCTTACGCCGCCAACAGGCAACTGACCGCTTGATGGTGGTATGTACGCCTTAACGTTCATGTTAGGCGCTTCGTTAGCACCGATGGTGGATAAGTCAGACAGGCTCACAGGCTTTTTGCCTATTAGCTCTGCACGCATTTGATTCATTGATGGTTGCACTGTGCCTCCTACGGCTTTGTGGATTATCCCGCCTTCTTTGTGTAAAGGTAGGCCGTTGGTCAAAACGTCTTGTCTCATCTCTTCGGTTATAGGGAAGTGATGCAGTTGAGTTTGTGGTTGGTTTGGGTTTGTTGTACCAGTATTTGGGTTGAAGTCTGATACACCCTTTGGAATTGAGTGTGCATGTAACTCAGTCTTCACGCCGTACTTCTTGCCGATGCCGTTCAGGATATTAGGCACCTTCTTGTCGTAGAAGCCCTTCATGCCTTCGCCGCCGACCTGAAGGTCAACACCACGAAGGGAACGAACAGGGTCCCCAAGGGTGCCTTGTGGCTTTTGCGCCATCAATTTTTCTGCAAGTTCTTTTCCAACAAACGATGGCAAATCTTGCGGCGTTACGCCAGTTTGCTTAATGACTTCGTTGCCTTCTCCGTCATACGCAACAAGGTTTGATCCAGAGTAGTGCAGATCATCAATGTACTTGGCTAAGCTGTAACGGTCTGCCTGCTCGGCGCCGGGTGTCACCACGATGCCGTGATAGCCCTTCTCCGCCGCATGATGGATCAGGCGCTTCAACGCCATCTCTTCCCAGTTCTTTTTAAATGGGGCATTGGGCACAAGATGAGCGTTCATCTTCATGCGGCCAATATCTTTTAACATGTATAGTCTTTGCTCTGGAGTTATCTCACCAGTCTGTGCTCGACGTTCAATCTCTTGCTCTTTGGCATAGATCTCATCACTGTCTGACGTAAGGTTTGGATCTTTGTATCCCTTATCACGGCCTTGTTGATGCCAATCTGACTGCAACTCTTCTAAGTGCAGTAGCTTCTCACCGTTGGGGCCAGTGCGATCCTTCAATCGCATGCTGGCAAGGATTCCGCGCTCATGCGCAAAGTGCCCCTCCACACCACGGAATTGATCTTTGCCTTGTGGTGCTTTGATCATCATCTCGCGGTAGTTCTCACCGCCGGGCAACGTGTACTGCTCGTGCCTCGGCCCTTCTTCACCAATCAAATCCCACCTAGCCGCGTGCATAGCTTCTTCCATAAAGTTCTCACGCAGACGTCGCAATTCTTCTGCTTTAAGTTCTCTATATTCTTTTGACGATTCAGAGTTATCACTTGCGTAACTGTTAGCTCGTCCTCTGAGCATATCGTTGGCGTACTTCTTAATTTTTCTAGGATCAAGGTTTTCGCTAAACACTTTCTCACGTATTGCTGGCGCAGGTTTAGCCGCTAACGCCGCCATGAACTGCTCATGCGTCATCTTAGGGGCACCCATGATCTCACCCAAGCCACGGTCTTCAATCTCTGATTGCTTGATGCCACCCAAGCCTTTAAGCTCTTGCATGAATTCTGCGCCAGTGCCAACCTTGCGTTTTAACAACCCCGCGGCTTTGTCTACAGCAGAGTAAAAGGGTTTGCCTTGTCCAACAAGTTCTTTCATAGTGGGCGCTCTTCTATATCTAGGTGATGGGCGTGGGTAGCTCCGCCTTTTGCGTACACCTCACGCTTGCCGTACTTGGGCTTCTTGGCCAACACCAAGGGGCCAATCTGCACAACGTGCTCGGAATGCGTTACAGGCTCCATAGTCTCACGGTCATAGAAGTCACCATGGCGGCGTGGGTCGTAGCCAATCTGGCGGTAGTCAGGATGGTTTAAATACTTCTTCATGTGCGCAATGGCTTTCTTCTCATCTATATGCTCAAGCTCACCCTTAATTCTGGCAAATGGTGTCTTGTTCTGTTCGCCAGTGGCCACGCGGATGGCTTTGTTTGGGGAACCCTCAAAAGTTGCATTGCGAACTGAGGACACTGAACCGTATGAAGTAGGGAATTTGTCTTCCCCACCTGACTCGTCGTGGATTGAGTTCACCCATACACCATGGCGCTCATAGGATGGGATGTCCAAACGCAAGCCAACACGGTGACCCGCAGGCCAGTTTTCATGTGATCGCCAATTTTGCTTCTGCCTGTCAATCAATACATTCATTGCCTGCTCATCAGTCGCAGGCTTAGGGACAAAGTCATAACGCTTGACGGGCTTTTCTTTAGCCACCAGTTTTTCGTAAGCCTTCTTAGTCATCTCGCCTTCCATCAAGGCACGAGCCGCCGCTTCTATCTTTGGGTTGCGACGACTGGCCGCATCATCAAACACAGTAGGGCGCACTTCTATCTTGCCACCGCTGGCTTCGTGTATCACCTTGCGCGACAAGATTCCATGGCCTACATCACGCTCTTCGTCATACCTTACAGGCTCTGACAGTGGGTACATATGTTTAGTCGGAGTCTTGATATCAAACGTTGATCCTTCTGGCACCAAGTGATGCGACTCCATGTTGCGGAACTGCTTCTTGTTGGCCACGATAGGCTCACCAATAGTTACTTCACCAATTGCTTTGGCTTTGCCTGAACCAGTGCGGACAATCGCTACACGTTTACCAACGTAAGGGCGCAGGGTGTCGCTGTTGCGTGACTCTATGGTCTTATGGCCATCCACTATCAGGTCAGCGTAGTTCAGGTTGTGCTTACGGTCGGACGCCACGTTGACGCCCATCACTGATCCGCCCTTGGCTTTGTTCATCAACTCTAGGCGCATCCTATCCATGTCTATCACGCCACCTTTGGCTTTGGGTTGCATTAGAAGTTCCGTCCAATCGCGTTCAAGGCTCTTGGGCACTTCAATTGGATTGTCTGGGTTAGGGAATGAGTTTGGCTCCAAGCGGCGCTTGAACTTTGATAGGTCGTACTCGACTGGCAATTGCCTCAGTCCAATCTTGTTTCTCAACTCCATCTGTTTAATGCTCTTATATGCTTTTACTCTTTCATCAATGTCAGCATTACTTAAATCGTTTGGGTTCTTGTTTATAAAGTTTGCAATTGGTCGATAAACGCCTTTCTCAAAGGCTGTGCTAGCAAGCTTGCGCATGGGGAACATGTTATTCAATCCGCTGTTCAATCCTTCTATAACATTTGGCGCAACGTATTTTCTAAACCGTTCATCCATGGTAAGCGACGGCTCTTGGAACAGGGCATCTATCTCAGGATCTGATTGCTTGGCCTTTATCTGCCCACCATTAGCCCGTGGGTAGATACGCTTGAAGGCGTTGCTCTGTTGCCATGCCAATGTATTAGCGTCCTTGGGCGCCTGCTGTGCCGCCTTCTGGGCTAACTCTTCACGCAGTTGCCTGAGCTTCTCAAGGATTTCTGGCGATGGTGGTGAGGGTATATCTGCCACGGCTATTCCTTCATTGTGGGATACATTGATTATGCCTTTGGTGCTTGGCGAAGTCTACCCATCTCGGTTGAACCGACGCTCAAGCGGCGTATGGGTTGCCCTTGGATTTCTTGTTGTGTTCGTCAGCATCAAAGATGTCGTCGTCGTCATAGTCATCACGCGGTGGGATATCAATGCTGATCCATCCAGCGTCACGCATGTACCGCAAGCCCTGACTGATGCAGTCTACGAACTCATCATGTACCGTCTCAGGGAATGAACAGATCTGGCTGACCATGCCCTCAGCCCAATCCCTCACATAGCCCTTGCGTTGGCTGTGCTCAGGCACCCAGACTCTTCCAGCTTTGATAATGTTTGCCACGATGCTAAGTCGTTGTGTCTTGTCAGCACGGCCGGGGTTGTACGGCATCACGGGCAGGTGGGCACGTTGCAAGTCTTGTATAAGACTTATGCCAGCGCTCTTGTCTTCCACTAGCAGTAGGTCAACGCGCTTCTTCTCGCGTCCCTCGCCATAGAACACCTCGAACTCCTCGATCACCTTGGGGCGCAGGTCAGGGTACTGTAGGTGCTCCTGCCAGCAGTCCAACACCAACACGCACATCCCCCCATCCAATGGCTTGAATGCACCCAGTGTGATGCATCCTGTAGGGTCGTTGATGGTCTTGTCGCTGGTCGCGCAGTCGTAAGACTGAATGATGTACTCCAGCTTGGGGAAGGGCTTGCCATCTGGCCATAGGCGGAACCAATCACGCTTGACTATGCCACCCTCCTCTGGGTCGATGATCTCCGCATGGATCTCTTGGCGGCCTAGGTTGGTGCCCTCGTACTGGAGGATCTGCTTCTGGAACGATGGGGCTAGGTTCTTGATGTTGCTATACGTGCTGGCGCGTGTGATCACCACGTCGTCACCCTCACGCCCTATCAGGTCAAGCACCACGTCCTTTGGCTTAGGCGTAGTCGAGCATATAAGCTTGGTGCGCTTACCCAGTCGTATACCGAACTGAATCATGTCCCACGACTCCTGTAGGTAGTCCCAAGCCGCAAGCTCGTCTAGCCACCCACCATGGAACTGTGGACCGCGGAAGCGATCAGGCTCCGACGCTGGTATGCCCTTGATGAACGACCCATTAAGCAGTCTGATCTCGTGCAGTGCTTTGTTGTAGTCGGCTATCAGTTCCTTTGGTATGACGTTTAGTAGGCCAGAGTCACCCTCAAAGCAGGTGCCCTTCACGTCGCCGCTGGTAGGGGCTGATACAAGCCATCGTGTGTTAGGTTGCTCCCACGCCCAATAGGCCAGCGTCTCAGCCGCCGCTCTGGTCTTGCCTGCACCGCGGCCAGCCAGCATCAGCCATATGCTCCACCAATCGCCTGCTGGCTCTATCTGGTGCTTGTGTGCCTGTGAGCTTAGCCAAGTCAACTGCCAATTGATGACTATCTGCTGGAGTATGGGGCTGTTAGCAAACTCCTCATTGATCCTTGGATCAGAGAGGATATCGTCTAGTGCGCTCATTCTGCTTGGCGCGATAGTTTGATGCTCTTGAGTAACTCACCAAATACAGTGACGTTGTTCTCAATCACCAGTGGCTTGTCATCATCCCCACTGATCTCCATGCGCGCTAGCTTAGGTACGTGGTACTCCACCACCGACTGGAACATGTCAAACGCCTTAGCTGGGTTAGGCGGCACGATGTACTTCTCTACTGGCTCGTCCCCATCCATCTCTATTACCTTCACACCGTTGGCAACCTGATCAAGCCACTCAGTGAGCCTGTAAGCGTTTCCATCAACGAAT